ACGGTAATGGTAGAGGGCCGAGCAAAAATGCTTTGCCCTACCAATAAATACCGCGCCGGTGGCGAGCTAAGGCAATCGATTCACCCTGATAGCCAAGTCCTCAAAGACTCAGTTATCGGCAAGGTATCGACAACCAAAGAGTATGCGGCCTTTGTGGAGTTCGGAGTCGGCATTAAAGGCCAGATGACGTACAGAAACCACAAACTCCCACTTGCCTACCGCCAAACACCTTGGACTTACACTCCGGATGATGGCGAAACCTTTATTCGCACGATCGGGAATGTAGCCCAACCCTACCTTTACCCTGCTCTCCACCAGAGCAAGCAAGAGATCAAGGATCTCATCATTAAATCAGTTCAAGGGATCACAAAATAATGTACTTACCGAAAGAAGATATTTTCAACAAACTGCAAGAAACCGGCGTTACGGTACTTCAAGCGGCCCAAGAAACTTATCCGAACCCACCGGTAATTACATTCTCAATTAGCGATAATGCGACAGAGTTAGATCTAGATAACGAGATTTCCTCGCAATCCATCATTGCTGTCGTGGATATTTGGACTGATACAAGTATGGAAGCTTCTGCGCTTCTAAATGCTTCAGAAATATTAATGCGCGAGCTAGGTTATAAGATGACCTACTCCGCCGATGTGCCTCGTCCAGAGGGCGCATTACACCATATCAACTGTCGTTTTGAAACGACAAGATAGGAGAAATTATGGCTGGAACCCGAACCATGGGTACAACCCTTACAATGAAGAAAACCGGCGACGAGCCGGATGATACCGTAATCGCCCACCTCACTTCTATCGGCGAGGTCAACGGCGAACGCGAAGAAATCGATGTAACAACCCTTGATAGCCCGAACGGAGCCAAAGAGTTTATCGCTGGCGTGGTAGACTTCGGCTCGTTTGATATCGCCGGCAACATCGTGGATGGTGTCCAAGTGTCCGCACTCTATGCCGTCTTCAATGGCCAACAGAACCGCAACTTTGAGATCGAAACCCCAAGCGGCACAAAACTCGCCCTTTCTGGCTACTTTAGTGCGTTTGGTTTCGGCGAAAAGACCACAGATGGCCTTGATACTTTTAAAGCCACCATTCGTGTATCTGGTGCGCCACAATACACCCCGGCAAGTTCTTAATACTAACCTAAATAAGGAATAAATTATGTCTACTAAATTAAACCTCAAATTTACAGCTCGTGATGTGGCCGCCGTAGAGGAAGCATTAAACGGCTCGCTCGAGAAAATCATCGCGTCATTTAGATTAACCACCCTGATCCAATTCTTGATGGTTGGACTTCGCGACAAGTCCGGTAACCGCCTAAATTTGGATGAGGATAAGACCTTTGATCTAGTCGACGAAAAGATTAAGGAATACGGTAAAATCGAACTTCAAATCGAAGTGATTGACGCCTTGATTGAAGCCGGTTTTTTACCAAAAGCGATCGACACGAGCCAACTTCGAACGACCGTATCCGAAGCGATCGCGGAAGCCTCAAAACTCCCCGAAGCTTCAAAGACGACTGGCGAGAACACGAAGTAGACGCAATCTACATCGGGATTTCTCTCGTCACTTACTGGGATTTAACCCCGAATGAGTTCATAAAATACTGTGAGGCTCATTCCAAACGAGAGAAGTTCCGTGTAGAAACTGCCGACGCTTTAAACTACTTGCTCGGCCAATACATCGGTCTAGCCATTAGAGCGCCAAAGAAGTTCCCGGACAAGCCGTTCCTCTCCCACACGCAGGAAAAGAAGATGATGCCGATAACCGACGAAGTTCTTCTCAAAACTGCCACCCTGCTTGGAGCAAAAATCAATGGCAATGACAGTAGATGAGCTACAAGTCCTCATCACCGCACAAACTACTAAATTTAACTCGGAAATAGCAAAAGTCCAGAGCCAGATTTCCGGTCTCGATAGAAATGTCAAAAAGACCGGCGACAATATGGCGAATGGTCTAGCTAAAAACCTCGGCAAAGTAGCGGCCAAGGTCATTTCTGTTGGTGCGATTATTAAAGGCACCGCTGCGTCCATTAACGCGGCAATGAACTATATTGAGGACGAAAACCTCTTCCAAGTTTCTATGGGTAAATGGGCGGACGCAACGAGAGAATGGAGCGAAGAAGTCCAAAGAGCCGTTGGCGTATCTGCGCCGTGGCTCCGTAAATATGCTGGTGTGATGACGAATATGACCGCTTCAATGGGCCTAGCCCAAGATCAGGCGGTAAAGCTCGGCAAAGGCATTGCCCTGCTTTCTAACGACATTGCGTCATTCTACAACATCTCTGCCGAATCGGCGTTTGAAAAGATCCAATCGGCGATGGCTGGTATGCCGAGGCCACTTCAGGAACTCGGTATTATGGTGCGCGACTCAGAGGTTAAACAAGTAGCTTACGCAAACGGAATTGCAAAAACTGGCGATGAGTTAAATACCACCCAAAAGGCGATGGCAACCTATCTTGCCATCTTACAAAGAACCTCAAATGCGCAAGGCGATTTGGCTCGCACAATAAATACGCCGGCGAACCAGTTCAGAATGCTTAAAACCGCAGTAAAAGACCTAGCGGTAGCGATTGGCACGATGTTCCAACCTTTGCTTTCTGTGGTGCTTCCGGTCTTAAACGCGATCGTAATCGCGGTCACAAGGGCGTTTCAGGCGATAGCAAAACTATTCGGTATCGAATTCGACGCGAGTGCTTATGCAGATGGTTTTTCTGATATAAGTGCTGGCGTGGAATCCGTCGGCGATTCAGCCGATGACGCGAGTGGAAGCGTCAAGAAACTAGCCAAACAACTTGCCGCCTTTGATGAAATGAATACCCTAAACTCGCAGGACAATTCCTCGGGCGGAAGTGGATCTGGTGGCGGTGGCGGTTCGGTCAGTTTGCCGACCATAGACTGGGATAGTTTATACTCCGGCAACTTTGACAAGATCACCAATAAAGCCTTAGAGATGGCAGATAAAATCTACAAGGCGTTCGAGAAACTCGGTAAGAAACTCAATAATACTTTTAAGAAGATAGACTGGAGTAAAATCAGCAAAGGTCTAAACGAGGTATGGGAAGCCTTAAAACCATTCGGCCAAAGAATTGGTGCTGGGCTAGAATGGTTTTACGATAATGTCATTGAACCACTTACTGTATGGGCGATGAATGATTTTCTACCGGCCGCACTCCACGCAATCGCCGGAGCCTTAAACTTAATCGGTGCGGTCATAGACGCTTGTGCGCCAACTTTTACTTGGATATTTGATAACTTCTTAAGACCAATCGCCGAATTTACCGGCGGAATTATTGTTTCCGTCTTACAAGGCATTGGCGATATGCTGAACTGGATTTCTCAACAACAGGCCGTAGTAGATCTGATTAAAAACATCGCGATCACAATAGGAATTATGGTGGCGGCGTGGGAAGCCTACCAACTGATAGCCGGAATCGTAACTGGTATCCAAATCGCCATGACCGGCGCGATGGTAGCCGGAACGACTGCGAGTGGAGCGTATGCCGTAGGGCTTGGCGTGGTAACTGCCGCCCAGAGTGCCTGTGCGACCGCCGGAACGATACTAAACGCCGTATTCTCTACGACCTCAATAGTCGGCCTCGCAATTACCGCCGTACTGACTGGTATTAGCGTCGTCAACGAAGCTCTGAAACTCTCCACCATGGAAGCCGAACTCGCCGAGAGAAACCGTATGGATACGGTCAAACTATCTACTCAGACGACAGAATGGCATAACGAGGCGATCCAAAGACAGAAAGAGCTAATAGATGAGCTTGAAGACGCCGAACTAAGTGCCGTAGATTCAGAGCTGGCTTACATTAACGCGCAAGAGCAAGCGACCAAGAAACGCGAAAAATACAACGAAATGTTAAACGCTGGTACTTATTCTACTGACGAACTCCATAAAGCCGAGCTTGAAGCTCTTTCTGCCGAGGGCCGAGCCAAAGCTGCCAAGGAAAAACTCGCCGAAGCACAACAGACCGTGACCGATAAAGTCGAAGAATACGGCAATATGGAGTGGAAGCGGATCATGACCGAAAAACAGGCAGAAATGCTAGATCTCGCCAAAGCCGGACGCTACGAAGAAATT